CCGGCGTTTATCGCGATGGTGAATGTGGTGTTTGCTGTCATTGTGTAGGTTTGGATTCCACCGTCGGCGCGATCAATAGCGCTGGTTGCGCTGGCAACGGTTTCTTTATAGCGCTTTAGCTCGGCGCCATCGATTAGATCAAAGCTGTTTTTAGTTGCGCGACACTCTATAAAATCACCGGATGCCCAGCCTTGGGCGGTTGTGCCCTCTTGGCCGCGTTCAATGGTCAGGGTTTCGCTAGATATGGCGGTTACTTTGATGATTTCGGTTTTTGTGGGCGCGCTGAGTGAATCAGTTAATGTTAGCTCAATGTACTCACCTGCTGCAAGTGACGGCAGGCCGGTTGCAGAATCTACGTCTAGCGTTAAATCACTATCTAGCACGGTTGTTGTATCTATCGTGCTGCTGTAATTGTTTACATGGATTCTCATTGAGCGGTCTCCAGCACATTGTTAATACTGAGCGCTATGTCGTTTGCGTTGCTAATGTCCTCAACCGTATTTGTCACACGAACATGGATTTCTTTAGCATTCGCAACACCAGAGAGAACTGTTGTTCCCAGCGATAAGCCAGCGCCAGCGGTTGCAGTATCAAGATCGAGCGCGGTGGCAGCTAGTTTTACCTCGGTTGTTTCGTGGGTGCTGGATACGCACGTCCAGATAATGGTGCCGTCGGTAACGCTTGAACCTATCGATGTTGGCCACGTTGGTTCTGTAGCGTCTGACGTGCCAGCGGTTGTCACCTGGTATCGACGACCATTCCCGACCGTCGGTTCTGCGCTATACCCAACAACTTGTGCGGTTGATGCTTCCCATTCGGGCAGGTTATCTACAGGTGTGACGACGATATTATCTACGCCCGGATTTACGTTTGATTGCAGTTGCACGGATGTGCTTGCAGACCCAAAGTAAAGAGTAAAATCCTGCGCTCCGTCTGATAAATCACTGTTATGCGTAATCGTTAGCGTTCCGCCGTATGGCGTTGTTAGCGCTGAATCTTGATAGAGTTTAAATGATATATCATCCAGTGCCATAGTTACCTCGCAACCGCTCGGGCGGTCTCTTTAGTTGTGTTATCAACGAGTTGTTTGATCTGTTTTAAAAAGTCGGGATCGCCCATTAGTTTGCCTGATAGGGTTTTGCCGTCTGCCGATACGTTTAGGTCAATACTGCCGATCGTTTCTGGCTGCTCTTGTGCTTTATCGACTAGACGATCTAGTACGGATTGCATGCCATCAATGTCATGGGTGCGTTCACTGCCAAAACTAATACCGTTTTGACCGCGCCCAGCTAATGCATCGACTGTTTTTTGGGTGCGTTCTACCCAGTATTGAATGTCGTTTGCATCACGGCGATTGATTGCTGCATTTAGCGATCGGGCGTTGCTTTTGAACGTATCGGATACGATTAGGTTTTTCTTATCGTCTGCTTTCCCGCTACCGAATATGTCTGTCCAGACGCTGCTATTGCTATTGCCCAACGGTGATTTTTTAATCTGCTCTGTTAGGTTTTTAGTTGCTGCAGTGTTGGCGGCGGTTGTGTCTGTATTTTTATCGGTGACGGTAGTTGATGCGGCCTGCCCTGCCGCGTTTACTTTGTCCTGAATGCTTTTAATGCGCGCATCGATCTCTAATGATGGCCGGCCTTTTTTGAGTAGCGCATCCAGTTCTGTGTCTATTTTGTTTGTTTGAAACTCAAACGCATCCGCCATGCCATCAAAAAAGTTTGAGCGTTTAAAGTCCTCGTCCATGAACTCACGCAATGATGCGTATTTGTCATAAACAGCACCAAGCGCGCTAAGTGCTGAGGATGCTAATTTACCAAACAGAATCTGAACGTTTTTAATAACTAGCTGCCAACCATAAAACACATCGGCAACAAATCCGGCAGCGGTTGCGATACCGTTTACAACGCTAGTAGCAACATTCCCCATACCACCAAAATCAATAACTGCCTGACTAATATAATCAGTTAGTAGTTGAAATGCGGGGGACAGCTGCACCGTAATCTGGTTTTTAAAGCCGTCCCAAATACTGCCCAGTTTTATTTTTGAGTCGTTAAACGCCTCTACCATTGCCGCTTGTTGGCTGGTGATCGCAATACCAAGGCTATCGAACTCGGCAGCTGTCGCGTTTAGATCTGACGCCATCGTATTGACAAGTGAAACCCCTTCTGAGTCGAATAGTTTCATTGCCAGCCTGACTTTATCTCCCTGATTTTCAACGCTTTTCATCGCCTCAGCTATAGCGTAAAACTGTTGGTCCGGTGACATTCGCGATAGCGCAACGGCTTCTAGCTTTAACTCTTTTAGCGCGTCTTTAGCCTCTCCCGTGCCATTTGCGGCCTCAGCCACGCGGCGGGTCATGCGCTGCAGTGCCATATCAACAGTATTTATTGATACACCTGTCAACTCTCCCTGATAGCGGATTTTTTGGAGCGCTTCAGTGTCCATGCCAAATTTAGCGGCTGTTTTTGCCAGCCTGTCTATTTCGGCGGCGTGTCCGTTAACAATAGAAACGATGCTCGCGCCTGTTGCGGCCGCAGTCCCGACAAGTGCTGTAGCCGCTACGTTTGCCTGCTTTCTTACATTTCGCGCCCATACAGCAATGTTTTTTTTGGACTTCCCTAGCTCTGACACTAGTTTTGCACTATTCGCTGAGAGCGTTACGACTAGACTAGATATAGACGCCATGATAAATACCTATTCGCTGAGTTGAGCCAGAATCCACGCCTCTTGCTCTTCTGGCGTGCGCTCTTTTTGAGCTTGTTGGTTTATGGCGAGAATTAGACCTTGCCTTTGTTCTTTGTTCTTTATCATGTCGAACGCCATGGCTTCATAGATATCATCCATCGTTGCCTGCTCTAGTAGCTGGCTGCGCAACATGCCCAACCTATCCGCTAACGTTGAGACGTAAATGCGGAAAGGCTGGGTTAGGAGTTTTTTGCTTTTTCCTCAACAATCGCTTCGGTTTCTTCTTCGCTGATTGGGTTTAACCGCATAGATACCTGGAAGATGCGATCCATCGTTTTACAGTTCTTTTTAGCGAGCGTGGCAATGTCGCTCGGTTCAAAAATAGGCTGCTTTGTTTTGGCGTCAACAACAGATAGCGCAACAATTAATGCGCGGGGCTCTAACTTTCCGCCGCTCTGCATATCGGCTAGACGGCGATCGAACTCGTCACGCTCACTGGCGGACCATGTTTTAACGAGCACCTCCGTTCCTTCGCCCCATTCAGGAGTAGGAACCCACTCTTCTACTGAGTCTTTAGCTTTTAAAATTTGGTTACGGGTGAGTGTTTTGCGTGTCATGCCATTTCCCCAGTGGGCATTTAGCCCGTTGAATGCGTGATTTAGCCGCTAAAAAACAACCGCATTTACTGCATCGGCTTACAGTTGTGTTTTTAGTGGGCAGTTTGGTGAATGTGATGTGAGGGCATTGCGCGCAGATATTTAGCCTGCGCGCTGCCTCGGGTTGTGCGGCTATCATGTGGCTGGTGTAAATCCGGTGCCTTTGGTTACTTCGCCGGATACGCGCAAGCCGATATCGCCCTTGTAATCAGAATCCACGCCGCCATCGGTGAATGGAAATGATTTAACCAAGGCGCTAAATTGACGGTAAGTGCCTGTTGGAAGCTCCCAGGTTATTAATCGTGGAGCAGCGTCATCATAGGCATCGGATACCTCGTCTAACCCGGCATCGTCTTCTGCCTGAAATACGCCGAGAGTTACTGTGCCGTAGCGCTTAATGCCTAGCGCGATAACTTCCGCAGAGTCTTTTAGTGTTGTGCGGTCTTTTTCTGCACGTTCACCATCAAGCCCTGAAATGCTGTAGTGGCTATCGATCTCGATATCAACGCCGCCGGTGTCGCGGATGTAAACTTTTGTGCCTTCTGTTGGGATTGGTGTAGACATGGTTGGATCTCCGGTTATAGCCCGCGCACCGAATACTCGAGTGTAAAGCGGAAGGTTTTTGTTTCTGGTTCGTGTAATGTTCTAAGCGCTTGGCGCACAGCAACGAGGTTTGATGCCGCCATGGCGGATTTGATTTGATCGCGTAGGGCTTCTGCCTCTTCGAGGGTTGCGGCCCAGCAATCGATACCGATAATCTCGTTCTTCATCGCCATTTCGCCGTTTAGCGTGTTCATTGGGCGGTCTGAGATATAGCGGACGACAGCGCAGGGGAATGTTTGGCCTTCTGGCAACCAGCCGCGCACGAGCGGATCTACACCCGCGCTATTTAGAGCAGTGTAAACAGTGGTGTCGAGGCTCATTTTTTACCTTTATTGGCCTTTAGAATGGCTTTGTCGATGGCTTTTTTTAGCTCGTTTTTAAAAACAGATAAGACGGTCATATGGTTTTTTGTTAGGGCGGGTGATATAAACGGGTCTGCCGTTTGTTGCCGTTTTTTGCTTGTACCAAATTCCTGTGCAAGCGCTTTCATGAAATATCTCGGTAGGTGTCGCGTGGACCGTTTGCCGTCCGTAACCTCTTGAACACTTTTTTTCACAACACCTGCATGGATATCGACAGCTCTATTACTATATTTTCCTCTATTTGTTTTTATCCCGAGCGATCTTTTTAGATCGCCGGTATCCTCGTGAGCGCCCTCAACAATATCTAAAAGAACAGGCTTCATCGCTTGACGTCCCGCAGACCTTAGTGTTTTAAATCCGGTTTCTGCCTCAAGCGTTAAGAGTTTTTTTTCTAACTCGTCGAGGCCTTCTACATCAATGATTAAGCTCATTCGTTGCCCCAGCTAATAATGGTTTTACCAGGTATGCCTAGTTTGAATTTGTCAGGGAACGCAACGGCGAATTTTCCAAACGAGTCTAAATAAGTAACGCGGTTTAGTACGTGGTTAACGCTAACAATGGAGCTGGTCGGGAAGTCGGTTTCTATCTCGTAGCCGTTGGCCATCTTCTGAAAATCATCAACGCCTAGCTCGATGATTTTACTATCAGCTAGATCATGCAGAGCGGTTACTAAATCTGGCGGCAGTTCGTTTTGGTAGCGGCTTAATAGCTCTATCAATGTTTTGATTTTATCTAGGTTTTGAACTTCGATTTTCATCGTTAGGCCTGCCATTATTTAACCCCTGTCTTGATACCGTTTACAGATACAGCGCAGCTCTGTATTGCGCTCATCGGGGATGATCGCGGTTATCTGGTAAATGCTATCGCCGTGCTTAATTTGCATCGCTTCAGTAATGCCTGTGCGGTAGCGACAAATCACGGTAACGTCGTTGCTCTGTTCGCTCGCCTCTGGCACCCACTTCTCGCGGCCAGTAATGACCGACACACGAGCATAAATTCCATCCAGCACAACAACGGGCGTATCATCAGGAACGCCTGTGGATGTTTTGCCCGTGTTTTTGGTTTGTATGGTGATGCGGTGTGGGTAGCGCATGTTAAATCCTGACTAACCGGTACTGGTTGAGTAACGCATCGACAGAGAAATCTAACGATTCGGCACTAACACCTACAACAATCGGCTCGCGGTTGCGGTAGAAGTGGCCCACCAGCAAACGAATACACTGTTTAATGCTCTCGGGTACGTCCGCTGCATCACCGTAACCACAGGTAAAACTAATTGTGATTGGTTGCGGATGGTTGGCTTGCACTTGTGGCCACGGTTCTAGCGGGATTATGCGACCAATAACCGACGCGGTATCGATGTAATAGCTAGATGTAGTTAGCGTTTGCTCATCGCCGTTTACGTCGATATAAGTAATTG